ATTTGGAAAAATTGCTCAAATATCGCGTCATACGGCGCCGAAATCTGCATAAAATGACACCAATTCCGGTGTGCATGTTTGACAAATAAATCAATTTGCAGTAATATACTACTTTTAGTTTTATCTTTTATTCCTTTAAGGTCTCAAAATAAGACATTAGATAACTATGGGGTCAAGGATAGAACAATTACCCCAACATTAATAAGCAATACAGTTTCTAGTATTCCTATTACAAAGGAAATGAGTTATTCAAGATTAGAAACACTTGTACCTTATATTCGTAAATCAAGTAAGCAGTTTAATATTCCAGAAAACGTTCTTGCTGCAGTTCTTTACGAGGAAATACTTCATCGCAAACCAGTAGATGTAAAGACCTTTGGAGTTGCACAACTTGGGGTTCAAGAACTTGTTAAGCAAGGACTACCACCAAAATCAGAACTTCTTGAAGATGATGAAGTTTCTGTGTGGTTACTTGCAAGTAAACTTCGTCGTCTTCAGAATGAAACTGGATCATTAAAGAATGCAATTATTCTTCATAATGGATATTATGATTATTATGATTCTGTGAAAAAGAGTGCAAAGGATATTAAAATTTTAATGCTTCTTGATCAAAAAAATAAAAGAACTTACTTATATGTTTAATTCATAACAAATAATTGCATTAAAAAAAGGACTCAGTATAATTACTTATGAGTTCTTTTTCTTTTATGAAGATCTTTTTAGACACAGCAGATGTTGATATGATTAGTTCAGCATATGACACTGGACTATTGGATGGAGTTACAACAAATCCCACACTCATTCTCAAAAGTGGAAGACAATTAAAAGAAGTTATTGAAAATATATCAAAAGCATTTCCAGAATTAGAAAGCATTTCTGCAGAAGTCGTTGCAGACACTGCAGAGGAAATGCTTACAGAAGCAAAAAATTATTATACAATTTCACCAGCAGTTACAATCAAAGTTCCTTGTACTGTAGAAGGACTAAAATCTTGCAAATTTCTTTCAGATCAAGGTATTAAAACAAATGTAACTCTGGTGTTTTCTGTTGCACAAGCAATCCTTGCATCAAAAGCAGGAGCAACATACATCTCACCATTCGTAGGTCGTTGGATGGACAACTCTATTGATGGTATTGAACTTATCAAGAATATCCGTAAGGCATTTGATTACTCAGGAACCAGCACACAGATTCTTGCAGCATCTCTTCGTGATGTGAGGCAGGTAGAACAATCCGCACTTTATGGTGCTGATGTTGTTACAATTCCTCCAATTGTATTCTGGTCAATGTATAAGAACATTATGACTGAAAAAGGTCTTGATTTATTTCAGAAAGACTGGGAAGAAGTTCTTAAGAACAAAGAATGAAACAAGAACATCAGTGTTGGAATTTTGTAATGTCATCATTTGCTAGATCATATGGAGTTAATCGTGTTATGATCGATCAAAAATTTCACGAAATAGCACTTCAATGGTGCGATGACCACGATTATGTTTGCAATATGCATCTAGATAGTTTATTAAAAGTTGATGCTTATTTTAGAAAAGTTTACGAAGAATGGAATTAATATGATTACTACTCAAACTCCTTATAAACTTGCTGAGATTATTCGGGACACTTGGCCTCAATTGTATAGACCAATTAAAGTTTTGAATAAAGAACATAAAGAAAATAAAACTTAAAATTCTGGTAAACTTCAATAAATAGTTGAAATGATACCTGTTAATATTATGATATTTAAACTACCATCGCTCAAAAAAATCATGGCAAATTTCGCTGTTCGTGTTCAAAGAATTCTTCTTGCTCTTAGGGGTGCTAATGATGGTCTTTTAGTTGAAAATGCTCAACTAAAAGAAAGACTTGCTGCTGCTCTTGCGGATGATGCTGCAGATGAGGCTGCTATTGCTGCTGCTCATGCAGATGCCGAAGAGGCAAGAACTGCTGCAGATGCTGCTGTTGCCGAAGCCGCACGTCTTCAGGCACTTGTAGATGCAAATCTTGCAGAAGATGCTGCTCTTGAGGAAATTCTTCATGCCTTTGAAGAAGCACCTGTTGCTGAAGAAGTTGCTGAAGAAGCACCTGTTGCTGAAGAAGTTGCTGAAGAAGCACCTGTTGCTGAAGAAGCACCTGTAGAAGCACCTGTTGCTGAAGAAGTTGCTGAAGAAGCACCTGTTGCTGAAGAAGTTGTTGAAGAGGCACCTGCTGCTGAATGAGTTTTATAAAAGAATAACTTTTAAACCCTGCAGAAATGCAGGGTTTTTTTTTTTAATTTACAGACTTGACTAAATGCCCTATAATGATGAAAAGACTTTCACGCATGAAAAAGTACAATGAAGATTATTTTTCAGTAATTGAAATCAAGACTGGTAGAAAGATTGTTGATTGTAGTTATGAAGAAGATGCTCTTATGATGGTTTCTTTTGATCCACAAAACCGCACTATTACAAAAAATAAGTTTATAATGGGTCCTGTGGTTGATGTAGAAATTCCTAAAGCATTACCAACTTCTGAAATTTCAATTAATGTGCAACATTATCAAAAACATCAAGAAGATTGGATTGTAGATAAAATTGATCAACTACCCGATGCTGGTCCTTTAAGACTTAAAGAAGATCAAAGAATTCCAGTAAACACTAAATAACTTTCAGTCTATAAAAAACTATGAAATTTACAGTTTATTCAAAATACGGTTGCCCCTATTGTACAAAAGTAGAACAGGTGCTACAATTGACAAACCTTGAGCATGTTGTGTATAAACTTGATGAAGATTTCACAAGGGATCAATTTTATGCTGAGTTTGGAGATGGATCTACTTTTCCACAAGTAATTGCAGACGATCAGCATATTGGTGGTTGTACCGATACCGTTCAATTTCTAAAGGAGCAAAATCTAGTTTAATGGAAAACACTTTTCACGAAGTTTATTATGATGTAGAAAGAGCAATTGATCTTGCTTTTGATGGACGTTTTGTTTTAAAATTTTATGACTACTTGAAAATTCGTGGAACAAAAAAATATGAAGTAGAAAAATTTATTAAAAGTTCAACTGCAAATGAAATCAGTAATGTTATAATGGATCTTGATGATTATCTTGAAGGTGGTGCTGATGAAATACATAAACAATTGCGTGAGGGTTATGGTCATATTCCAAAACCTTATGCAAGAAAAATACGAAACTATCTTTATAATATTTTAGAAGATGCCTGGAAATATAACCATGACAAACGACCAGGAAGGCGCAAAAAGAAAACTAAATAAATCAGAACCTCAAATTAATAGAGGCGTTGAGTTATTACTTAGAAATAGAAAAAGGAGGGAATCGCCAAAACCAAAAACTTTTCAAGTGAAGTTTGGTAAAATGATTTCTCTCTTTCGCAGAGAGTTTCACTTCTTTATAGAATTTCACTTTGATGTTCGGAAAAAATAAACTCTCTGGAGAAAACAAATGGAAACAGCATATGTAATTACATTCACTGTAATGTTCACGTTGCTCTTTTTTATGACAGGAGGTATAATAGGTTGGTTAACATATAGACATTTACTTGAATCAAGACCTCCATATTTACATCCAGAGTTTTTTGATGAAAATGGACAAGTAATACCAGACGAAATAGTATCCGTGAGATTTGAAAACGATTATGACTACGCAGACGAAGACGAAGAGGAAGACTGAACCAGTAATTGAAAATCTTCCAACAAACCCTTTTGCATTTGAAGTACTTCAACTTGCATCAAAACAAAGAACAAATGCAAAAAAAGTTGAAGTTCTTAAAAAATATGAAGATCCTTCACTTAAAACAATTTTAATTTGGAATTTCGATGAATCAGTAATTTCTCTCCTTCCACCTGGAGTTGTTCCTTATGCAAGCACAGGAGAACAAAACTCATTTAGTGGAACTTTAAGTAGCAAAATTGATGATGCTGTATCTAAGATGGAGGAGTTAGATACAAATTCTCTTGGATCTTCTGATCAAGGAAAATCTTCGATCCGTAAAGAACATCATATGTTTTATAATTTTGTAAAAGGTGGAAATAGTAGTTTGAGTTCTCTTCGAAGAGAAACTATGTTTATCAATATTCTTCAAGGATTGCATCCACTGGAAGCGGAAATTCTTTGTTTGGTAAAGGATAAACAGTTGCAAACTAAATATAAGATCACTAAAGAAATTGTTAGTGAAGCATACCCCGATATTCAATGGGGTGGACGTTCATGACAGTAGTTGTAGGGGAAAGAAAAAAAATGGCAGAGTCTTCAAAAAAAGAAAAACAAATTCTGCCACATGAATATGGGTGTCAAATTCTTTTAGAAAAAACCACTTTAGATAAAGCAAAAGATTCTTCATTTCCAAATGATGCATATCTAATTTGGTATATTGAAGATGGAAATAAATATCTTGACCTCACAAGATGTCCAAAAATGGTAAATCTTTTTGATATGTACTATGACAAATATGGTCCTGGTTCTGTTCAAAAAATTGATTTTGGTTATGGTCGAATGAACCCTAAACTTTGGGGAAATCAAAAAACAGAGAAAAAGAAAAGAAAATGAGTGCAGGATTTGGTGCAGAAAAACCTAAAACTGGAAAAGCCTTGGTTGTCATTAATGATGATGAGGTTTCAAAACTTTTAAAAAAATATAAAAAGACAAAAAAATATATGAAGTCTGGTTTATTCGCAGTAAAAACTATGGATGGAACAGAAAATTATGTTAGTAAATTGATTGAGGAAGCGGAGGAAAATCCACTCTAAAATGGGGAAGCATTATCTACTGAATTTGTATGGATGCTCGTTTGTCCTTCTGGACGACGAGCGTTGTCTTATTGACTTATTAGAACACGCAGCAACTGCAAGTGGTGCTACTGTAGTTCAGACTATATCAAAAAAGTTTGAACCACAGGGATGTACCGTTTTATGCCTTCTTGCTGAAAGTCATATTAGTATTCATACTTATCCTGAATTGGGAAATTGTTATGTAGATATTTTTACTTGCGGAAATTGTGATCCAAAAATTGGAGTTGATATTATTATACATCAACTATATCCAAAATCTTATGATCTTAAATATGTCGATAGATAAATAGTACTG